TATGGGTAAAGAGATCAGCACAGAAGAGATTACAAAAAAAGTGCATGAAGTATGGACAAAAGAGTATGGTAAGAGTGTGGAAGAAATCAAAACTCTGAATGTATATCTGAAACCAGAAGAAGCTGCAGCTTATTATGTAATAAATGAAGAGACAACAGGCAAAGTTACTATTTAGTGATTTGCCGGATTGACTGTGAACAAAAATAAGAGGAGCGTTTCCGTGTGTATGGAAATGCTCCTCTTATTTTTGTACCACTATATTGCAAAAAAGAACACAAGCAGTCGGTTGAAAAGAAGAATTTAGCCGCAATAACGGGTAATATCTTCTGTTTTGCTTATCAATTCTGCCTGACCGGCGGCAAACTTGAAAGTTACTTCTGGAAGAAGATGAAATCCTTTCTCCATAGCTTCTTTATACTCCTTTTCGGAAGTTACAGCTATCCCGTTTGAAGCAGGAATATTGATTGTTTCGCTCAAGGCGTTTTCTTCCTTTAGTGGTGTTCCTCTTCCGGTGAGAATGTATTCTGGATTCGCATTCTCATAATACGAACAAAATGGAGCTATTATTTTAGTAGAAACTTCTCCTGTTTCCCCAGTTCTAAGTTTTGACATCATATTTTTTGTGATGCTTGGAATGGTAGTATACACTTTATAGTCATTTAAGCCAAGCTTTTCCATTACCGCATAAAATCTATCTTTAATAGTTTCCATAGTTCTTGATGGTATCATAAAAGATACTTATATTTGTGCTGGAATCAAGTTGCGGATGATACCAACTAAATTGTTTAACTGTTCCCGCAAGGGATTATATAGGCGACTTCACTTCAAACCGCAACTTTGGAGTTGGTCGCTTTACTTATTATTATGGAAAAGAATATTCCCGAAGGTTTTTCTACAGAATTCTTAGACAGCGATGAAGGTAAGGAGTTGTATTCTCAAATACAATCATCAATGACGGATTACCACTTCGTTACTTCACGTTCACTAAAGCGATCCTATTTAATAATTCAAGGAATCCTTCTATTTTGTCGGTGTGTTTCACGCCAGATAAAAGCTTGAGAATGTCATTCTTTCCATTTTTTGTTATAGCTATACATTCAAGTAATCCTTTTACTACCACATTGCAAGTCGTTATATCAGAGAATTGTGATGTATGGAATAAGCATGCAACTCCATGATATAAAAATCTGTATTCTAATCCCAATGGGTCTTTTCCTAATAATAAATAATGATATATCATCCAGTTGGTGTTTTCAGAAACAGCCATGTTTTTTTGTACCATGAATGATGCTCCAGTTGATATTTCATCAATCTTATCTCTTGTGTTTTTTATGTCAATTATCGTATATATATTCCATCCTATCAAAATTGTAACAAGTAATGATAGAACACCAACCAATACGCCTTGATAGTCAAATCCTAACTCTGCCTTGTGAGGGCAAGAAATACATAATGCAATAATGCTTATCGCTATCGCAATTCCACTCAATACTAAAGCCCAATTTTCTTTCTTCATATTATAATAAGGTATAAACCGCTCTAATAGTTAAATAATGTTTGTTGCTATCTAAAAAGATACTATTTGTTTTGATGGTATCTTTTTAGATAGTATATTTGCATCATCAATCAATCACGTAGCAAAGATAAACTAAATGATTGACGATACAAATAGTATAAACATATTAAATCACACGATTATGAGCACGAAGAGTTTTTTACATGAAGTTATGAGCCTTGCATGGCAGTTCGTTCGCAAGAACGGTTTCACGATGTCAGAAGCATTAAAATGCGCTTGGGCTAACATGAAATTGAAATTGCAGATGAAAAGCAAGATTGTGAAATTCTATTTTCAAAAGGTGGACGGTTCTGTGAGAGAAGCCTACGGTACACTAAATGAAAAACTGATGCCTGCCGTCACTGGTACTGACAACAGAAAGAAGAACGACACCGTTCAAACTTACTATGATACTGAACGCCAAGAGTTCAGATGCTTTAAGAAAGCTAACCTTTTAAAAATCGCCTGATATGAGACAGTTTAGAGTATGTGACAGTGTAGAAGCCTACGGGCTTGAGAAGGCTTTGGATAAGGCTTGTATAGACCTTGATAGAGTTGATAAGATGTCTGACACAGAGGCTTGTGCTTTCTGTAATACTGATACCAAAGAAGAGGCCTTAGAGGTTATTCAAGAAGAGATTGATTACATAGAGTTTCAACTTGATAGAATAGCAGTATGATAGAGGCATTGATAGTATTAGGCTGCTTGTATGCAAGTTATAGGCTTTTCAGAAAGCCGGGCGAGAAGTTCTTTTACGATGATTAATCACACGATTATATCACGCACGACAGTCCTATTGACAGCTAAAGACTGGCATCCGATAGCGAGAATCGGGTAGGGTACTATTGATTGGTTCTTTGATAAGTCTGTGAAAGCAATTACGGTGTAATTCATAAGCCGTTTTTGCCAACCAAAGATAACGAACGCACATAAGCAAGTTGGGGCTTGCGAGCTGTGCAATGTTTAACAATTAATAGATGTGTAACCATAGTCTTTGAGGTGTAAGTAATGACGGATTAGGCGGCCGACACGCACATCGACAATATAGCCCTATTGACAGCTAAAGACTGACATCCGATAGCGAGAATCGGGTAGGGTACACAACCGCAGCAAAGGTTAGTGCTACTATCGTACTAAAAGCCACGGGCAAAGCGAAGTGCGCACCGCTTTACCTCATCCTTGTACGGGCGGTAAAATTTAAAATCACACGATTATGGGAAAAAGTATGTATAAATCACGTATGCCATATATAGGTATGCCAGTTAAGTGTAAACATCCCGGATGGGAAAGCAAGATTGGGGCGATTTGCGCCATCAATGGGGATAAAGTAATGGTAGAGTTCGGAAAGCACGATTTTGTAGAATTCTATAGTGATGAACTGGTTGCAATGACGATGTTATGAAGATAATTATGTTCTCTTTTTCGTTGCTTGTACTGCTTTGTATGACAATGATATTATGTAATTCCATAATAAAGGATGGCCCTTTGTACATGACGGGAATCGTGTTGACATCTGCAATGTTTATTTTGTCTGTTATACTTGCAGTGATAACCGGCATGGAGTTACATGAAAAGTGTTAGTATAAACTGTTTTGTCGTGTTTTATTTTGTGTTTGTACTGGGTGTGCCGTCTGTGAAGATAGCGCACCTTTCTTATTGGGGCGTTCGGTGTAATGGTTAACACACCTCATTGGAGGAGACTGGCGGTTCGAGTCCGTCAACGCCCACCAATCATTCTAATATAACATTTATGGAAAAGGTAGAAAGTAAAGAGAAAATGAGAAACATGAAGAGAGGAGCCACGATAGAGCTGCCTATATCTTCACTTGAGACAATCCGCAACAACGTATCACTTCTAAATGCCAAGCATCTTCTTGAGGGTAAAAAATGGGCTTCAAAGTCTTATCCGAAAAAAGGTATTGTCGTTGTAAAAAGGGAGTCATAGTCATCTAACTCACACGATTATGGAACGAGTATTCACAGAACTCACCCCTGAATGCGAGATTACAGCACGGATGTATGCACAAGGGTATGAGAAAAAGGAAATCGCCAATTTCAAATGCCGGGCGGTTAGCACGATTAATAACCAATTGCAAAAGGCTTTTGAAATATTGCATGTACGGAATGGGAGAGAACTTGCAACAATGCTTTATGAACGGATAGCCGGTGTGAGGCTCACGATGGATTTTTCGCCTATAGTCCGTGTGTCCGTCGCATGTTGCTTACTGTGTATATTTTCTTTGTCACTTTACCACGAACAAGGTGATATGAGAAGGTTACGAAGATTTAGAATTGAACATATAGAAAGGGTAAGAGAATGAACATGGAGGATATTTTAAATAGTGGTGCCAATGTTACTTTGACAATAAAGTCCACTGATTTGAAAGAGTTCGCAGAACATCTTGTAAAAAAGACTGTGAGAAGTATTAGAGACTCTTTCATCAGACCGGAAGAGGACTACTTGACCATTAAAGAGGCAAGTCAGATTCTACATACCGATAAGTCAACCTTATGGAGATGGCATAAAATTGGATATTTGTGCAGGTTGGAAATAGGAGGTAAGAGATTGTACCGAAAAAGTGATGTAGATGCTATTCTACAGAAAGAGAATAATTAACCCTTTAAATTTTACGATTATGAGTCTTATCAAAAAATCAAATGAATTAGTAATCCCTACCACAGTGAAAATGATGATTTACGGCCAGGCTGGTATGGGAAAATCAACAGTGGCATTGAGCGCACCGAAACCGTTATTATTGGATTTCGATAATGGCGTTAAGCGTATGAATATGGCGCATTTGGAAAACATAGATACCGTACAGGTCACTTCATGGAGTGATGTTCAACAGGTCTTGCAGGAGGATTTGTCTGCTTATCAGACCATTGTAGTTGATACTATCGGTAAGATGATGGATTTCATCATTACTTATAAATGTGGCAGCCGCCAACCGTCTATCAGGGATTGGAGTGGTATCAATGCGGAGTTTTCATGGATGACACGAACACTTTCGGGGCTTAACAAGCACATCATTTTCGTTGCCCATCGCGACACACGGAAAGAAGGTGATGATACCGTGTTTATCCCTGCCTTGCGTGAAAAGTCCTACAACTCCATCGTTACCGAACTGGATTTGCTCGGCTATCTTGAAATGAAAAGCGAAAGAGGTGTTCAAAGACGCACTATAACTTTTGACCCGACTTCAAGAAATGACGGTAAGAATACATGCAATCTTCCTTCAGTGATGGAAGTTCCTACCATCCTTGACAAGAATGGTAATCCAACCGCAAAGAACGACTTTATCACCGCCAAGATAATCAATTCGTATTTGGGTATGCTTGCTGCCAAGAAGGAAGCGCAGGAAAAGTATGACAAGGTGATAGAAGAAATAAAAGAAAGCATTGAATTTATCACCGATGCCAACTCCGCTAATGAGTTCGCTTCACATATCAATGAGTTTGAACACGTTGGTAGTTCTTTGATGATGGCGAGAAATTTGTTTGCTGCAAAGGTAAAGGCTTTGGGACTGGTATTCAATAAGGAAACTAAAATCTACTCAGATGCAGCCTAACTATCGTATATATGCAACATTGTTGGATTCTTACTTCAATTACCTTAATAGCGATGTCATATATGAGCGTTATTATGGGTGGAGTGAGAATCCACCATATACGGAAGAAGAGTTTCGGCAGAAGCAGTTTCAAGAACTGATAGACCGGATTAACCGCAGGCCATTCGACAGCGAAGCGGCAGACAAGGGAACAGCCTTTAATGAGGTTATTGACTGTATGGTTGAAAATCGGAAATCCGAAACGGTGCAGGTTGAAAAGGTATATAAGGCAATACGCGAAGGAGCTTGTGACGAAACAGGTAAACCTTTGTATTACGATGAGGTTCAGACCAACGAGGTTATAGGTTTGAGAGTTACCTATAATAATCGTGTTTTTACTTTCCCAATCTCACTTTGCCGAGAGTTCGCCGGTTACTTCAAAGGAGCATTGACCCAACAAAGGGTAGAAGCGATTCTTTCAACCGCATACGGCAATGTTTTGGTTTATGGGGTGATTGACGAGCTGATGCCGGCCAGCGTCCACGACATCAAAACAACTGGAAGCTATACCGTAGGGAAGTTCAAAGACCACCATCAACATTTGGTTTATCCTTACGCTTTGATGAAGAACGGTTCGGATGTACGGACATTTGAGTACAACATTGTAGAGTTCAATAAAGGCGGTTTTGTGGTAGATACCTATACAGAAACATACGTTTTCAATCCAGAACGTGATATTCCTATTCTCACTAATCATTGTGAGGAATTTATCCGGTTTTTGGAAGAAAACAGAGAACTTATAACCGATAAAAAGATTTTTGGAGGAGAAAATTAATGGCAAACCAAATAACCGGACGGATAATCGAAATCGGACAAACCGTTCAAATACCATCCAAAAACGGTGGTTCCTCATTTACAAAACGGGAGTTTATTTTAGATGCTACCACTTACGACCCTTATACGGGAGAGCGTAGCGAGTATGAGAACATTATTCCCTTAGAGTTTTCGGGTGACAAGTGTACAGAACTTGACCGCTTTAATCAGGGTGATGTTGTTACTGTATCATTTGTCTTACAAGGGCGTTCTTGGACGAATCAAGACGGAGAATTCAAACGTATGGTATCCATTCGATGCTATAAAATAGAAGCGCGTGGCGGTGTATCGCAATCCCCACAAGCTACACTGGCACAGCAACCAGTCCAACAGCCAGCGCCACAGTCGACCTATCAGCAACAGCCGCAGAATTTCCCACCTCCGGTTGATGCTAATGGCAATGTAAAGGACGATTTGCCTTTTTAGCGTATGCTGTTCGACTTGAAGAATGAATATCAAATACCCAAGTTCAAGGAGTATGTAAACAAGCTGTTTAGTGAACGTGCGGTGGTGGAAGTGAAAAAGAAACTACCTAACCGCACGCTTGCCCAAAACAGCTACTTGCATCTTCTTTTAGGGTATTTCGGTAGTGAATACGGTTGCAGCCTCGATGAAGCCAAGATTGACTTCTATAAGAGGACTTGCAACCGTGATTTGTTTGAACGTAAGACGGTCAACAAGAAAGGCAATGAAGTAACCTATTTGCGCAGTTCTGCCGAGCTGACAACAGGTGAAATGACTTTGAGTATTGACCGTTTCCGTAATTGGAGTGCATCAGTGGCAGGTATCTATCTGCCGGCTGCGAATGAACATCAAATGCTGATATACGCCCAGCAGGAAATACAAAGAAATCAAGAATTTATTTAGTTATGATAGAAACAAGAAAAACAGAAATCAGGTATGTGACATCTGACCCGAAAAAGATGCTCAACATGTACCTTGCAAAACGTGTCCTCAAAACATGGGAGGAATCTTTCATTGATGAAGATACAGGTGAAACAGTAACCATCGAACGGAATGAAATTCTTTTTGACCGTGGCACGCTGATAGACCAAGACACTTTGGCGAAAATTCGTTTCAGTATGGAAGCAGACGGTATCAAGGAAGTGGAAGTCAGCAACCAGAACCGTTTGGCGTTCGAGAACGAGAACAGCGTTTTATATCCGTACATCGCTCAAGTGCAAATAGGTGACAAGAAACATAAGTTCCTGCTGTATGCCACCGGATTGGAGAATACTTGTAGTATCTTGAAAGATTACATCGAACTAAACTATATGTTCGGATTCACCTTGACAATGATAAAGGAGTTCGATTCCTGCGTGATTCTTACTGACAACTTGAAAGAACGTAAGGTTGACGATGCTTCGCTTGCCTATCTCAAAAATGAAATCACTATGGCAGAATACGTTGACAAAATGGACGATGAGATGGAAGATAGTGACGAAGAATCTAAACCGAATGAAAAGAAATTCTACCAGATTGAGACGAAAATCACATTCACGGATGGGGAGAATGAAGACGAGAGGGTTCAGACTTTTGTCGTGAACACCTTCAACGTTGATAGGGCGATGATGCTTATTACCCACTATCTCAAAAACAAAGAGGAAGAATGTGAGAAACAAGCCAAAGAAAAGGGACATGAGTTCAGAAAGAGGGAAATCCATACAGCCGTTGAATCTGCTAAACCTATCCCGGTCGGGCGGTTTATTCCGAAAGAGTTTTCAATGGCTTATATGGAATAACTTTGTTAACCTGCCTGTCCGGTCTGTGAAGATGGGGCGGGCGAAAATGGGGGTGCGCAGTGGAGTGCTTTTGACTTTCGAGAGGTGCACATGGTAGAAAGTACGGTACGTGAGATATAAGGAGTAATTAACCTTAGAAGTAGCGCAAAAGGATAAGTCCTTAATTGGGTGTTCGAATCGCCCCATCTCCACATAAATGTGAGCCACACATAAATGGCAAGGGTTAGTAAATAATGGTTGTGCCCCGGAGAATACGCTTCGGGGCTTTTAATTGGGAAAGATTATGAGAATAGACAAAATTAAGACAGTAGGTCAGCTTAGAAAGGTTATTGAGAATCTTTCCGATGACTACGAAATCGAGATGCGTATCAGACGCAAATTGACGGATGAAGACATAATTAAGTTGCATAAAAAGTACGGTAAGATATATCCTTATCCATACGAAACAAGTTATTCAGAACTTGAATTTGATGATGTAGGTGTGTCTGACAAAGTATTATGCTTGGGAGTTGAACTAAAAGAATAATATGCCGTACTACATAAAACGAACAAAGGCTAAGAAGAAAGACAAGCCTTTACCTCTGTTTGATAAAGCGGGGGTAACAGTGAAAAAGAAGCCGGATTTGAAAGCTAAGCTCGACAAAGAGTTTTCCCTTTTTATCCGGCTTCGTGATGCAATGCCAAACGGGTATTTTAGATGTATCTCGTGCGGACAGATAAAGCCGTTTACACAAGCGGACTGCGGGCACTATTTCAGTCGTACACATTTGGCAACACGGTTTGATGAGAATAATTGCCATGCCGAATGCCGGCACTGCAACAGGTTCAAAGCCGACCATTTGGAAGGCTATCGGGTGAATCTAATTGCTAAAATCGGTCAACAGAAGTTTGATTTGCTGAAAGTCAAAGTTGCCAGCACTTCCAAAATGACTGATTTTGAGTACGAACAGCTAATCAAGTATTACAAAGCACTTAATAAGAAGTTACGAAAGGAGAAAGGTTTATGAGTTATGTATTACGAGATTATCAACAGAAAGCCTCTGATGCTGCCGTTTCTTTCTTTAACAATAAGGCGAAGAAAACAAATGCCATTATGGTGTTACCTACGGGCAGCGGAAAGTCGCTTATCATAGCGGATATAGCCGCAAGGCTTGACGGTCATACCTTGGTGTTCCAGCCCTCGAAGGAAATACTCGAACAGAATTTCAAGAAACTCTGTTCATACGGTATTCTTGATTGCAGCATCTATTCTGCATCCTTTAACTCAAAAGAGATAAGCCGGATAACATTTGCTACAATCGGCAGTGTGAAGAATCATCCCGAACTGTTCACCCACTTCAAGAACATCATCGTGGACGAATGCCACCTTGTTAACCCTAAAGAGGGTATGTACAAAGATTTTTTTGATGCGGTGAAGTGTAAGGTTCTTGGGCTGACAGCTACACCGTATCGTTTAAGTTCCAGCCGTGACTTTGGTTCTATGCTGAAATTTATCACCCGGACAAAGCCTCATGTCTTTTCAGAGGTCATTTATCATGTACAGATATCAACCTTATTAGATATGGGCTACTTGGCGAAGTTGGATTACTATTCAATGAATCCTTCAGGGTGGAATGAACTTAACTTGAAAGTAAATACTACTGGTGCCGACTATACGGATAGGTCAGTTCAAAAAGAATATGAACGGATAGACTTCTACGGTTATCTCGTTCATATCGTCCAAAGGCTGATGAATCCCAAAGCCGGAGGAAAACGGAAAGGTATTTTGGTATTTACCCGTTTTCTGAAAGAAGCGGAGCAGCTTACCTGGTCTATACCCGGAGCCGCAATCGTTTCGGGTGACACCCCAAAAGGTGAGCGCGAAAGGATACTTGAAGCGTTCAAGGCTGGTGAAATTCCGGTAGTGGCGAATGTCGGGGTGTTAACCACCGGCTTTGACTATCCGGAACTTGATACGGTCGTTATGGCACGTCCTACAATGTCACTTGCCATGTGGTATCAGATAGTCGGTCGTGCCATCCGTCCGCATCCTTCCAAAGAATGTGGCTGGATTGTGGATTTATGCGGTAATATCAAACGTTTCGGAGAGGTGTCGGACTTACGGTTGTTTGATAGCGGAAATGGTAAGTGGGCTGTATTTTCTAACGGAAGGCAATTAACTAACGTGAGATTCTAAGACTATGGACGAAGGATTTTTGAGGCTAAGCCGCAGGTTTTTCTCGAATGAAATGTGGAATGAAGCCCGTACTTTTAGCAGTTGCGAAGCGTGGTTAGACTTAATTCAGTCTGCACGATTTGAGGCAACGCCCCGAAAGGAGAGTATCGGAGGTCGAGAAATCTCTTATTCAAGAGGTCAATATCCTGCATCCATAAGATTTCTGTCACAGCGTTGGAAATGGTCTGAAAAGAAGGTGCGTTCCTTTCTTGTGCATCTTAGAAAGAAAGGTATGATAACTGTTGAGTGCAATCAAGGAATGAACCTTATAACCTTATGTAAATATGAAGAATATAATCCAATGGGCACAACCAAGGGCACAAGTAAGGGCACAGGTATTGAAAAGGAAATCAATGAATTAAGACACGAATGGGCACAACTAAGGGCACAACTTGGGGCACAGTCCATGAACAACAATCTACCGCAATCCGAACTTTTACAAAAATCAGGGCACACAGAGGGCACAAATACAAAGAAAGAAGAAAGAGAGTATATAGATATATCTCTACATCAAAAGAAAGAAAATACTCCTGACGGAGTATCAAAGAAAGACAAGCTTTCTTCGCCCTCCCCCTCTGAAAAGATTGATTACAGCGGATTGATGGAATACTATAATTCCACATTCAAAGATAGACTCCAGCAGATAAAATCAATGACCGATGTGAGAAAAAAGGCTGTAAAAGCCCGGATAGCCCAATATGGAAAAGAGTCAGTGAGGACTGTTTTCAATCTCATTCTTCAATCTCCATTCCTGCTGGGAGCTAATGACCGCAATTGGAAATGTGACTTTGATTGGATTTTCAAACAAGCAAACTTTACTAAAATATTGGAAGGAAATTATAATGGAAAACGAACTGATACTGTCACCACAAGAAGAGAATCGGTTAGCCGTCTTAAAGACCTCGCCGGAGAAATATTGCGAAACTCTGCGCCCGAAAAAAGTTGAGGATGTATTTCTAAGCAATGAGCCGGCCATAGGGACTATAATCAGAAAACTCGGAGAGCCGCAGGCGAGAGCCATACTGGTAATTTTAATTGCTGACGCTTTGGCGTTCTTCAATGTGGTTAATACCATGTCTGACACACAGGTTGCAATGACCGTAGACTTAATCATTGAGGAATACCCTTACATGAAAACTGACGATTTCAAATTGTGTTTCAAAAATGCAATGAAAATGAAATATGGAGAAAGTTACAATCGCATAGACGGGCAAGTTATTATGGGCTGGTTACGTGAATACAACAAAGAACGTTGTGCTATTGCTGATAGCCAGTCATGGAATGAGCATAAAGCACACATGGCTGATGAGCAAAGAACAACCAATGGGATGTTCTACGAAGAATATCGGGAGGAACTTAAAAAACGTGCACTGTCCGGTGACAAATCTGCCATCAACGCCTTGAGGATGTCGGATGAATTGATTTCTGAATTGAATAGAAAAAGATACGAAGGTCTGGAAAAGAAGCCAAGCGAGTTTTAATAGGGGTAAAACGTATGAAACTAACAATCCGTTGGATGGCAAAAGGTCGGCAAAAGCGTTTCTATAACGATATATGCAGGAAATTCGGAATTTCACGGTATATGAGCATCAACCACGAAACGCCATGCGAAATTAAAGAAGAAGATTTGTTGCTTCTTCGTGAATGCGAAAAACGAGGGTTTATCCAAATAAGAAATAAATAATTTATACACGATTATGAAACCAAGAAAACAATTAATTGACGCCGCCGTAGCCGATGGTAGCATTGACAGATTGACCAGCCTTCTTTCAGCCGCACACATACTTAACTGCGAAGCCAACATGCTGGTGGAGGAAGCGGCAGACCTGATGAACGCCAAAGGGTTACTACTCGGAAATTTGAAAAGGATTCATAACAGCTTTGTCAAGAGCGCCGACATGTACTTCCTGGAATTCTCCTCACTCGTAGAGACAGAGAACTCGAAGATGGATATGTTCAGGGACATGGACGACTTCGACGCCAAGTTCCGCGAGTGGGCAAAATTACCGTCTGATTGGAAACCGAAGGAGATTGATTGAGTTATGAAATCATTGAAAGAGATATTATGCAGCTTAGAAGGGTTGTCCGACATTGAATTATTTGTCATAGACCTATTCTGTGGGGCCGGTGGTTTGTCGGAAGGCGTGGAAGAAGCCCGTTTAAATGGCAATAGATGTGCAAAAGTCGTTTGCTGTGTGAATCACGATAAGAATGCTATCCTTTCACATGATGCCAACATTCCTGATGCACTTCATTTCATTGAGGATATTCGTACACTGGAGCTTTCACCGATAAATACTATTGTTGAACGTATCCGTGAATTATATCCTGATTCGATGATAATGCTTCATGCTTCTTTGGAGTGTACCAACTTCTCGAAAGCTAAAGGCGGTCAACCGAGAGATGCTGATAGCCGGACGCTGGCAGAACATCTCTTCCGTTATATTGATGTTATAGATCCTGACTACATTCAGATTGAGAATGTGGAAGAGTTTATGAGCTGGGGAGATATGGACGAAAAAGGGAAGCCTATCAGCATGGACAAAGGCAGGCTTTATCAGAAGTGGGTGCGCAATGTCAAGAAGTACGGTTACAACTTTGAGCACCGCATCCTGAACGCTGCCGACTTTGGTGCCTACACCACAAGGAAACGCTTCTTCGGCATCTTTGCTAAAAAGAGTTTGCCGATAGTATTCCCTGAAC